GGTTATGGTTGTAATTTGGTTTTATGGACTTGCATTTTTAGAAAAAAATAAATAGGTATATTTGTTAAAACGAATATGCTATGCTATTAAAGGCTCTTCAGAATTACATCACGCCACAAGTAACGCCGACAAAGACTTACCCCGATGTAAACCTACTCAATCAGATACTTTACGGCCAGTTTACGGCCTCCACGCTTGTTGTTTGGTATGACTCAAACCAGCAAACTTTTATCGACAAGGGATACAAAGGAAATGCCTTGGTTTACTCAATCATTCGAAAGATAGCAGAGAAAGGCAAGCAATGCCCGACCTACGTTTACAAAGAGAGCGAAGCATCCAAGAAATACAGAGGCGGAAAGTACAACTCCAAAGAGCTTAACAGATTGCAAAGCATAGCATTTCGTAAAAAGGAGCTTGAGGATGTAAGTTATACCGACCCAGTAAACCAGCTAATCAAAAACCCTAATCCAATGCAAACTTGGAGCGAGTTTCTTGATTCAATGCTAACGTGGTACAATACTAGCGGAGAGATTTTCGTTTACGGCTTTGCCCCTCAGGATGGCCTTAATAAGGGCAAAATTAAGGAGATGTATGTTTTGCCGTCTAACTATGTCGAGATTGTGGCTGGCAGCTTATTCGAGCCAGTACGAGGCTATAAATTGATAATTGGAGACCAAAATATTGAGATTCCAGCTGACCAAGTATTACACATAAAAACAACCAATTTAACTTGGGATTTGAATGGCGCCCAACTTCGTGGAATGCCTCCTCTCTTGGCTGGTTTAACAACCTTACAGGCCAATAACGAGGCTACCTATGCCAAGCAAAAGACTTTCCAAAACGGAGGAGCCAAGGGAATTATTTCGCCAAACATCACAAACCCTGAGTTTTGGCCGTCGCCTGACCAAAGAGCCAAGATGGACGAGCGGATAGATGAGAGGATAAATGGCAATAAAAACATTAACAAAATCGTTGCCTCTTCTATTCCTTTGCGTTACGATGCAATCGGATTGTCCCCAGTTGCGATGGACATTATAAACTCTCAGAACATGGATTTGCAAACTCTTTGCGGTCTTTGGGGAGTTAACCCTGTTTTGTTTACATCTAACGCAACCTATGCCAATTTGGAAGGAGCGCAAAAGGCTTTGGTTACCGACGTAATTATGCCTCAACTCCAAATGATTGAGGAGAAGTTTACTCAATGGATTGGAAAGTCTTACGGCATGGATTACGTTATTGATTTCGATATTTCCAGCTTTAGCGAGTTACAACCTGACGTAAAAGTTATCCTAGAAACATACGGCAAGTCGCCTTACTTTACAGGAAACGAAGTTAGAAGCCTATTGAACTGGCACGCAAGCGAAGACCCAGCAATGGACGTGCATTGGATACCTAGCAACGTAATTCCTAGCGAGGAGGCTCTAGGTAATGCGACAACGGATTTTAGCGATTTCCCAGCGTAAAAAATGAAGCTTATAAATTATTCCAAGGTTAGAAGGTCGGCACAATCTGACCTAAAGAAATACGAGCGCCTTGGGATTAAGCTATTTACCGCGGCTTTAAAGCTACAAGCTAAGCCAAATCCGTCGCCTTTGCCAATGCAAGAGGCTTACATTAAGTTTTATCAAACGGTCTTTGTTGAGTCGGCAAAACAAGAGTTTAACAGGATAAGACAAGACAACCGCGAAAAGGCTTACGTTCCTGACGATTTCTTTTTAAATACCTGGAGAGAATGGATTAAGGATTGGGTTTTGGAAAATCTTGGTGAGTTAATAACTGGAGTTAATGAAACGACTCTCATAAAAATACAAACTATTTTAGGTGATGGATTGGAGCAAGGTTTAAACCCTTTTCAGATAGAGCGCCTTTTACTTGAGCAAATACCAAACATTGCTAGAGCAAGGGCAATTGCCAGGACTGAATCGACAAGAGCTTACAATGAAGGCAAGAAGCGTTCCGCAGAGGATTGGGCGAAACAGACTGGAACAACACTTTGGAAGTTGTGGATACACGGAGGAGCTAAGGAGCCAAGGTTCCAGCATATCCAGGCACAAGACAAGCCAATAAGAGCAGACCAACCTTTTGTTTTTACTACTAAAGGCGTGGAGGTTTTTATGGACAAGCCTGGCGACCAAAAAGGTGGAGCAGCTCAAACAATTAATTGCAGTTGCGTTGTGGTCTATATTTCCGAGTCTTACGCGCGTCGTAATTTCCCTAATACATTTAATAATACTTTGCCAGTTATTGCAACTCAAACAATACAAGCGCAAGCAAGTAATGAATTGTTTAATCAAAATCAAATTTTATCTGATTCATTAATTGCAAGTGAACAATCTAAAGCTATAAATGAAAAGGCTAAAACTATTTTGAAGTACTCTAATGGAGTAAGTGAAAATATGAATAAAAATAATTCATTGCTTGCTATTAGAACAAGAGCAGATAAAAGTCCTGAAGGAGCAAGAGCTTTTGCAAATCGAACTTTAGGCGAAGGTGAATTTTTAGCAAGTTCAAGTTATAGAATTGGTGGTGGGATGGATGCCAGAGAAGCTGGGAATGCCAATATGAATGGAAAGTATATGAATATTGTAATTAATAAAGACTCAACAATTGAATTTAAAAGGGTAAACTCTTTAATTAATAATCAAGAAATTGATGATTTAGTAAAAAATCAAGGTTTTAAATATTCAAAAATTAAGCAAAAAACAACAAAAGACATTGAGGTTGTTTTAGACAGAAAAGGTGAAATTATTGCATACAAAGATAAAAATGGTAATTTTTCTAAATGGTCAGTAGGTAGCAGTTCAACAAATAAAAATATTGCGCCAACAATTACTCACGAATCAGCACATTTAATGCAAGCTTTTAAAGATTTTAATGAATTTGGAGAAAGAGGAGGAGATGAAATTTGGCAAAGAATTTTCACAAAGAATAAATTAACAATATTTGATGCTCCTACACATTACGGAAAGACTAACTCAAAAGAGTTTTTTGCTGAAACCTTTGCGGCTTATGTTTATGACAATAAAAGATTAAAGGAAATGCATCCAAAGGTTTATGATACGTTTTTAGAGTATTTAAATGAAATTGGAGTTGATTTAAAAACTATTAAAATAGCAGAATAATGATTGAAGTTGAACAAGTAAACATTTGGACAAAACAAATTGAGTCTTTACAATCAAAATTAGAATTTGATAAAGCCGCCAAATTGGTTCAAGAAATTTTACAGGAAATAAATTCTTATAAGGTAAGGCTAGAAAATGATACAGAGTGGATTTCTGTAATTTTAAGAGATGAGACAATTAGAATTTTAAACCCTTAACTTTTGAATTTATCGCCTTTTGTTTCCTAATTTTTTTTATTTGTATATTTGTCTAAACGAATAAGCAATGCTAGAGAAAGCCGAGCAATCATATTCAGATTATCCCCAGGCGGTCAAAAACAACGCTAGAAGCGTTTTAAAGTATGTTGAGGTAAACGGCTGGGGTTCTTGCGGAACGCCAGTAGGCAAACAAAGAGCCAACCAGCTTGCAAACGGCGAGCCTGTGTCACTTGATACGATTAAAAGAATGTTTTCGTATTTAAGCCGTCACGAGGTTGATTTACAAACCTCTAGCTCTTATGAAGACGGTTGCGGTCGTTTGATGTACGACGCTTGGGGAGGCAAAGAGGCATTGGTTTGGAGTAGAAATAAATTAAAGGAATTAGAAAAAACTAGCGATATGGGTTTTGTAAAAAAAGGATTAAACCAAGGCTTTACAGATAGCGACATGAAACAAGGGATTGTTTCGGGTTACTTTGCCGTTTTCGGTAACAAAGACCTCGATGGCGATGTAATAGAGCCAGGAGCGTTTACCAAGACTGTAATGGAGCGCGGCCCTCAAGGGAAGCAGTTAATCAAGTATTTACTAGACCACGATAAGAATAAAGTTGTCGCAAAAATCACTAATCTTTACGAAGACAATAAAGGATTGCGTTACGAGGCTAAAATTGGTAGCCATGCAGCTGGCCAAGACTTTCAAAAGATGATTGAGAGCGAACTAATCAACCAGCATTCGTTTGGCTTTAGAACTATTAAAGAACAGTTCGACCAGGAGGCCAAAGCGAACCTAATTAAGGAGGTAATGATGTACGAAGGCTCGGCAGTCCAATTCTTGGGTGCTAATCCTGAAACGACGTTTATTGACCTTAAAAGCGAAGCGGATGCATTCGAGTATCTTAGCAGACTTGAGAAGTTTGTAAAGACATCCGACGCAACCGACGAAACACTTGAAAAACTAGAAAATCAACTTAAATCACTTTTGGAGTTTCTAAAGCCAGCCGAGCCTACTTTGGAAATAAAAGAAGCCGAAGCGGTCGAAATAATAACAATTAACGAACTTAAAAAACAATTTGAATCATGGAAAATTTAACAATCGATGCCGTTAAAGCGGTAATCGCAGAAGCTGGCGAGGCTCTAAAGGCAAAGGCTAGCAATGCAGAAGTGAAAGCAAACGAAGCTTTCGAAAAGGCTGAAAACCTATTGAAGTCTTTTGCTGGTGTAGTAACCAAAGAAGAGGCGGCAGAAATGCAAAAGCAACTTGATAAGTTGGACATTGCAATGCAGAAAAATGCAGTTGAGAAAGAAGTAAATGCAGAAGATTTCAAAACCGCATTTATGAAGGCTTACGCTCCAGTAAAAGCAGAAATCGAGAGATTGAAGTCTGAGCCTAACGCTCGTCTTAAGGCTCCTTTGGTATTTGAAATCAGCGAGAAGGCAGTTGGAACTATTACTCTAGCGTCTACAATCGCTAACGAAGCGTCTTCAGGACAAGTAACTATCTCTGAGTTTACTGGTGTTGTTTCCCCAATCCGTCAGCGTTTGTTGACTTACCTTGCAAACGCAAGCGTTGGAGCAATCGGAACTCAGTATGCAGTATGGGTTGAAGAGTACGACCAGGAGGGAACTCCAGTTATGATTGGCGAAGGTGTTGAGAAGACTCAAATCGACGTACAATACAAGGAGCAGAGAGCTAAGGTTGAGAAAATCGGTGTACACATGAAGGTTTCTATGGAAATGTTGGAAGATGCCGCTTACTTGGCTTCTTACATCCAATCCAATGGAGTTAAGCGTGTTGAGACTGTAATCGAAAACCAGTTATTTACTGGTAATGGAACATCTCCTCAGCTTGCTGGTTTGCTTTCTAAGTCTACCACTTTTACTGGTTCTACAATGGCTGGTAAAGTTGAGGCTGCTACTAACTGGGATGTTATCCATGGAATCATCGCTCAAGTAAGAGCTGCAAACGGAACCGCTACTGGCGTTTTTGTTGAGACTGGTCAGTATCACGTAATGCTTTCTGAGAAGGACGCAGATAAGCAGTATATCTTGCCAGCTGGCGTTACTTTCAACGCACAAGGCGGAATCAATGCTTGGGGAGTTCAAATCATCCCAACAAACGCTTTGACTGGAACTGCTGCTGATTTCGTAGGTGGTGACCTTTCAGCAATCAACGTACGTTTGAGAAGCGGTTTGCAAGTAGCTATTGGAGAGTCAGGCGATGACTTTATCGACAACTTGAAGACTGTAAGAATCGAGCAGCGTTTGGTGCAGTTTATCTCTGCTAACGATACTCCTTGCTTGGTTAAAGGTGTGTTTGCAACTGCAAAGGCGCTTCTTGAGACTACCTAATTATTTAGTGTGTGTTTAGTTTAATGGTGAAAGGGCGGGAATTTTTCCCGCCTTTTTTTGTTTAACGCGTTCAAAATCATTTACTTTAAAAATAAATTATAAGATATGGCAACATTTACGATGTGTAAGCCTCAGAGATGCAAGCTGAAACTAACTTGCGAGCGCTTTACTGCAAAGCCTAGCGAAGCTCAAATTTACTTTGACAAGGAGCCAAGTAATCCCGATGGAACCTCGTGTGAGGTATATTTTAAAAAGAATTGTAAGCCTTGTGGCGAAATCTAAAAACCAAAATATGAATATTAGCGAAGACGATTTCCTAAAAAAAGAAATTGAGAATTTTAATTTGACGATGCATAATCCCGAATTTGTAGCCTTGGCTCAAGAGGTTGCAGACTATTGCAAAAAGTTAAAACCCGAAAGCGTTTTAGACTTTGGATGTGGGACTGGAGTTTATTCCGAGGTAATGAGACAAAATGGTTTTGAGATTACCGCCCAAGATATTTTTAAATCTCATCGAGATTATTGCAAAGAGAATTACCCAAAGTTAAAGGTATTGCAAAAGCCAAAGCAAGCAGACCTAATGCTATGGATTGAGGTTGCCGAACACATGACAGACGACGAAATAGGCAAGGCTTTAAAGGTGGTTAATCCAAAGTATATACTTTTCTCTTCGACTCCTGAAACGACAGATTTTGACGCTGATTGGGGACACATAAACATTAAGCAAGAGAAAGAATGGATTGCGATGTTTAAAGCATTAGGATATAAATTAATTGAGAAGCCAAAAACACCTACACAATGGGCGCTCACGTTCCAAAAAATCTAATTTACTTTATTTATTATCCAGGAAAGATTGGACATTACCACAGGCTTAATTTAGCGTATTTAAACAAGTATTGGGATTTGTTCGATGGTCAAAAGGTTGTAAAGGTTGCTTTGGATTTAGGATACAATGCAAAGCCAATATTGGAGCTTTTGCCAAAGGATTGTAAAGTGGAATTTGTCGAAAATAATAGGACATTTGGCGAAGCGGTTCACTTTATGGATTCAATCAATCGAGTGAGTGGAGGCATGACCTTTTATGGCCATTGTAAGGGCGTCTCACGGCCTTTAATGGGTGGACTAGACAAATGGATTGCCCATTTATACGAAGGCAATCTAAAGGCTATTCCTGACCTCTCAGAGAAGCTATTCTCCAGCGTTTGTGGTAAGCTTTTGCCTTGCCCTCCATATGTTCCTCAAGACTTTCACTACTCAGGCTCTTTTTATTGGTTTAATACCGACAAAGTAAAAGCCAGGATTAAAGAGATGCCAATGGATAGGCATTTAAGCGAAAGGTTTCCAGCGGTAATCGCAAAACAAAGCGAGTGTTTGTTTCAGTATCCAAGCTTTGACAAGAATTTTAATTACTATGACGAGCGGACATGGAAAAGCCTTTAAAGATATTTTATTCAAACCCGTTTGACTTAGATAAAAATATAGGTAAAACCTACAACGAATACTTGGCCAGCATAAATGCAAACGACGAGGATTGGATTGTTTTACAGGACGGCGATATTTTGTATCTGACTCCTGACTGGGGCAAAAGAATAAACGATGCTTTGTCTTTAGATGGAGACAAATTTGGCTTGGTTGGATGTTACACCAATCGGCTAAGGTCAAAACACCAATTGCATGGAAAAGCCTTTAGTAACGACTTAAATATTAGAAATCATTATAATCTAGCGATGAGTTACCAGGGCGAAGGCATCCAAGAGATTAACGAGTACATTGCTGGGTTTTTTATGGCATTTAAATACAAGACTTGGAAAAAAATTAAGTTTGTCGAGAATAGCTTGGCTTTTGATTCATTGTTTTCGATGAGAGTTAAAGAGCTTGGCTTAAAGATTGGTTTAATCCGTTCTCTTTACGTTTTCCATTCTTATCGACCTTGGACTGATTTCGAGCCTTGGAATGAGAAAAAACATTTAATGAAATAAATAGTATCTTTATGATAAAATTATTAATTGACCTGGCACCCTTTCAGAAAGGCGAAATATTGACCGTAGGCAAGACCTACGACACATATTT